CAGGCTTGCTAGGAGCGACAGGAGAGCGGCTTCCGTCGTCGTGGCTGGCAGCGTGTGAAGCTGGCTCACCATACCGACTTCCTTCGCCGCTCGCTCCTTGCTACGCGTGTAGACGATACTTGGGGGGGTCCTCCCCGACGAGCACAACATCGAGGCCAGGGGCTCGGCCGTGCTTGGCCCGGAACGAGTCCACCCCGCACCGTATCTCCGACCGCAGACTTTCAGCCAGCTTCCTTCCGTCAAGGACGTTCATCGCGACTGGGTTACACCGAACTTATTGACTTCTTGCGAGGTTCGACGAGAGTGTAAAAGAGCTGCGATGCTTCAGACCAAGCGTTCGACACGAGAACGATCGCCTTGGGTTCAGTCACAATGAGGCTTGAAGCCTGACCTCGGACGCAGGCGCGAATCACCTCAGGTGTCACCGGAGAGAGCGCTTGAAGGTTTGCCCTGAGCGCGAGCTTCTCTTTCTCAAGGAGAAGCCCGTTGATCCGGTATTCATCGTCGAACAGCTTGTACACACGCGCATTCGTCGGCGTTAGAACGACCGCAACCTCGTTCCCGTGGATGTCGAAGACCACAAGTCCGACGTTGACCCCTTCAGCCCTATCCACATCCGGGTGGAATTGGAGGAGGCTGTAGAGCCCCAATCGTCGCCCCAATTTAGGGGGTTCTATGGGCGGTCGATAGCGCATCACCCCTGCGGAATCACAAGCGAATCCTCAGCCTCGGAGGCAGCGATCAGTTCACCTAGGAACAGCGCATAGGCGTCACGTTCCAGGAGATCCTTGTCGATTCGAAGCACCCTTCGCAGTTTGGTGCCCACCTCCCCGGTCTTGGAGTTGAGGGCTTGCCTCTCCTCGCGGTCGAAGAACAACCCCACTCCTTTGCGCTGCCATGCGGGTACCTCCGAAAAGCGGATACCACGCTCGGCGAGGAGCGATTCACGTTCGGAGGAGGACGTGTTGTCGAGGAGGCTTTGCGCCTGTCCCGGGCCCTTCCCTTCCTGACGGAGAGTCCAGTATGACCAACCGTTCAAGGAAGCACGTAGAGCATCTGCCTGGCGCCACCTGAAGTAGTCGAACACGTCGACGGTGCTCTCGCCCACCCACACACGGGCATCGAACTCGGCGAGCTGGCCGAGCTTCAAGGAGAAGACCCCGGTCGCCCGTCCGGCACTGAGGGAGACGAGCTTCTCCACCTCGCGGTTGAACAACGTGCTATTCCGCGGCAAGAGCACGGAGATTTCATCGCTCTCCGTGTACGCATAAACACCTCTCAGCATGAGCAGGAGCGCGCTCGCGGTCTCGACCATCTTCTCGTGGAACGAGAAGTCGAACGGCTTCACCAGCCCCAACCTCGTGGTCAGTGACGTGAAGGAACGGCCGTCGACACGAACGACGCCATAGGAGCCGTCCGGAACTCGGAGGGAGTGGAAACACTCCCTCTTCCGCATCATTGCCTCGAAGTCGTCGTTACGCATCGAGGCCGTTCTACACCGACTACCGCCCCTTGCTCTTCAGCGCTGCATCGGGATCCCGGTACGTTGCCCGAACGTAGTCGTTCATCATCCCGTCCAAGAGCTTGCCCATCTCTTCGAGGTTCGCGACCATGCCGGCGTAGCGTTCTTCGGCCTTGTCCTCGTAGATCGTCATGTACTGAGCGACGCCACGAACCTTTTTCCAAAGAGAGTTGTAAGCCTCCATGTTCAAGGTGTCGAACGGTTTGCCGACGTACCAACCTCCCTTGTACCCGCTCGGAATGAGAATCTCCGTGTACTCGATGTGGTGCCAAATCTGGTACCCCACATCCTTCAAAGCGCCGAAGCGCTCCTGAACTTGATGGTGTTTCTTAGACACCACCGCGAAGCTCTTGTACGCGGCATCGAGTTTCTTGACCGGCTCGGTCTCCTTTGCCTTGGTAAGGTACGCACGCAGCTTCCTCGGAAGCTCGTAGAGCACCTTCCCGAGATCGCTGAGACCATTGTCGTAACCCAACATGGACAACCACTGGTTGCCCTTGAGTTTCGCCAACGCAGCATGCGTAGCGGCAATGAAGGGGGCGGACTTCTTGGCGTCCAGTCCCTGAAGGGCCTCTAGGAAATTCTCGACTTCCTTCACCCCATCTCGCTGCACTTCTTTGGCATCCGCTTCGAGCGACTTCAAGTCGCTCAAAACCTTCTTCGCCAAGGGGAGGGCTTTCTTAACGGCCTCCTCACCCTTCTCGATCTCCTCCTCAGGATTGTATGGGCGCCCCCCACGGTTTTCGTCAGGGGCGTAGGGGAGGATAAACGCCCGTTTCTCACGGGCTGCAATGAACCGTTGGGCGACGCGATGTCCAAGAGTACGCATGCTATCTACCGCTTTCCCCAAGTGATTTATGTGCGGCCCGTACGCCGCACTGAAACGTTACTTCCCAAAGTGTGAAGGGAGACAACAGTAACGGAACTATCAGCCTGAAGCCGAATCTCTTCTTCACCAGGGTACCGGCGCATCGTCGCCACCGTACCGAATTCATCCACGTCGGACCGTCGAGCGAGGATCTCAATAACCACATCTTCGCCCCGCACTTCTTTGCCGTGTGGGGAATCCGCCTTCAACCTATTCGGCGTCCAGAAGACACCCAAATTTCCAAGGTCGATTGCATCTGCGCTTGGAATGCGGACGGCACGGTACAGAGTCATAGGATTCCCCTGTGAATCGATCCAAGCGATGATACGAGACTTGGCCTCAGCGAAGTCTGACGCGCGGATAACACGCGGGTTGGCCTCGGGCTTAAGGATCAGCTCCTTCTCATGCCCGAAAGTACGACCGCTCAAGGGCATTTTGTCTTGAGCCCAGTGGACGAGGACATCGTCCACATCGACCTCGTACGGCGTGTACATGTCAGGGGACAGATAGACGGGCTCTTCAGTGGTCAACGACATCCCGCCCATATGCCGCGGGCGTTCCTTGTACCTGTAGGCGATGATCTTGGCGCCGTGTGATCGGGTAAAGGCCGCCCGAACGTCTGCGTCGTATGCCGCCTTCTCCTTCGGATTGAGCGAGAGATACGCCTCAAACACCCTGCCCTTGCCTGCGGAAGGCCGATGCACCCACTCCATCACCGGCGGGTACATCTTGTCGACCGCCATATCGAGCCACATGGACGCGGCTTTCACCCGGTCCCGCCATGCTCGGCCATCTCCCGACAAGTCGTCTTCGGACGCGTGCTCGACCTTCTTGAAGTCCTTCCTGGCTTGGGCAAGAAGAGCTGAGGCCCATCCCTGCCGACGCGTCGAGGGGTCCGTGAAGACATTGGCGATGACCGCAGTCTTCTTGTCCCGGGAGACGACTTGTAGAGCTGCCACGGCCTTCCCGTCCACGTACGCCACGTAGCGGTAGCTCCCGTGTGGGCTCGTGAACTTGGCGATACCGTTGCCCGACGGCTTTTTGCCTCGCTCTGGGCCGATGCCAGGCACCTTGCCGGGGTCGTTCAAGTAGACCTCTAGGCCGGCCGTCCTGAACGTATGACCGAACCTACGAAGCTCGTGGTAACGAGCATCATCCTCTCGGGTGATGGTGACCTCGTCGTCGCCGAACTGGTCTGATGTCCCGTCGTAGATGACGCCCTCGACGACCACCCACTGATGTTGCCCGTTCTTGCGCTCAATTCGACGACGTGCGGCAAAGGCCGGATCATACGATCGCTCGCCCCACACGATGAAAGAGCGTCCGACGGGAGCAAGCCCGGCCCGTCGAGCTTCCGACAGGAACTCGTCGGAAACCAGTTCACAGTCGCCCCACTTGCTACGGACGCCGCTTACGTTCTCATGGCGCACCCGTACGAGGAGGTCTCGAAGCGCCGAGGCCGTCGCCGTTTTGTATCGGGCGAGAACGCGGGCAGAGGTGCTCATCCCTTGATCTGCTCCTCGGCGAACTGAACCTTCCACCGCTTTGCGTCCCGATCCCATAGAACGTAGGGGTTCCGCGGTACGAAGTCGAAGTGCACCTGATCGTCCGCGTCAACCCAAACGTACATAGTCCCGATGCGGATGTCCTTGGCTCGACGAGGATCGCCAACGAGCCAATCCTGTCCGAGTCGGCGAATGAGGTCTCCGACCCACCCTCCAAACTCCTGAGAGCCAGGGGCCGGGAAGAAACCGCCGAAGTTCGCCAACTCCGCATAGGAGATGTCAAAGGCTTCGAACTCGGAGACCTTGGGCGGCTCTGGAAGCAACGGCATAGAGGCAGCCCGGCGCCTGAACCAGTACCGAGCCGCCACACGTTTCGCCAGGGTGCTACCCACGCTCATAACGAGCGCCTGGGATAAGAGAACTAGCCCTTCGACGCTGGAGAGGCAACTAGGAAGACACCCCGTGGCTCTCCTAGTTGACCCCCATTAACGGAACTCGTATGGGCGCGTGTCTTTGGTGTTGCCGAACAAGAGAAGGTCGGCGCAATTGCGAAGAAACAGGACGACGAGCTTGCGTTGATCGTGAATCACCGCAAGGGCGAGATCGCGGTCGTACGCTTTATATGATACGCCCTACTTTCGAAGTACGAGGATCGGTTCGAATTTCGCTTCCTTTCCGATCCGACCGAGAGGTAACTCAAGAGTTCTCTCTAAGGTAAACCCAAGCACACGAGCAATCCTGGCGAGTTCGTCGACGATAGGGAACTCCTGTCTGCCAACACGAACGTTTTTTGTGTTCACACAGAACACACCGCCTTCTCGAAGCACTTGGAATGACTTACGAGCAAAAGGCGTGAGAAACTCTTCTACCCATGTTGTCCAGGTTTTGTACCTGACCCAACTTTGTGTTGGGTCATTCGAGTAACGCTCGACAGAGAAGTAGGGTGGGCTCGTTAACACACAGTCAGCCAGGACATCGTCCAGTAGAACGTCCTCAAAAGGTGCGTTGGTGAAACGTGCGCTTGGATCGCCAAAAGCTTGAAACAGCGCTTGGAAGGAAGATGTCGCAGACGGATGGGGGTCTATCCCGAAGTAACGCCGGCCCGCCGCAAGTGTCCCAGCCGCCCTACCGCCATACCCGGCACAGGGGTCAAGCACAAGTCCTCCCAAAGGGCAATATGCCTCGACAAGAGCCTTTGCGAAACACGGGCGGAAATTCGTCGGCGCACGCACGACAGCTTGGATCGCCCTCATCACACGAGTAGGTGTCACGGGATCACCAACTCGAAGCTGAAATTGAATGGCACGACGAAGCAGGGTGGGATCGTACCAGGCTGCACGGAGAGAGGGGTTGTCTCGGTAACAGGCATCCCAGCGGTGAGGGAAAAAACGAAGACACGTAAGTGCCCCCGCATTGGAAGTCTTGATGATCGTAGTGCCTTCGATCTGAGTTGCCGCACGCTTCAGTCGAAGCACATCCTTGGCCACAGCTTCATCCGTAGCCGCGACCAATGGGATTTCCGTACGCGAGAGGATTGACACCGCCTCATCGACGTAGGATGAGCGCTTGGGGTCGAGGGACTTCAGCGCCGCACTGGCCTCATCTGAGGTGAACTCCTTGCGACTGTTTGCCTTAGGTCTACAGGGCGGTTTTTTCGCCAGCCCGAAACGACCCATGGCTCTCAGAACACTCTGCCGGGAGACATTGAAGATTTCACCGATCTGTCCGGCAGAGAGACCTCGTTCCACAAGTGGTTGGATCTTTGCTTCGACAAGAATATCGCGCGGTAATGGCCCCGCACGACGAGGGTTGACCTCTAGCTTGTATGCCATACACGGGGGCATACAAGGAGAGACCTTGTCTACGAATCGAGTGAGGCTCGACCCACCTTGAATGTGAATAGAAGTATCCCCTGTAGTCTCATACAGAGAAGCTTTTAGACCATGAGTTCTCAAAACACGTAGCAACATGCGTTGGTTCGCCTTGTCCGGGCTGACAGCAAACCTCACGTAATTTGCAGTTCTTGACCCGTCATCCATGAACCAGACGGCAAGCGCCAGATCATCGACTTGAGTTGGGTCTAAGCCAACGAAGGTCTTGTCTCCCTTTCCGTCAGGGTAAAACAACCTCCAGTAAGGGAACAACGCTCGGCAACCATGCGTGAGGAGTCTATAGCCAGCATGTGCGCCCTTGTTGGATGGGATGGTTGACGAGACGAATGAGCCCCATTCCTTAGATTTCCAATCCAGGTAGGCCCTCTGATCAACAGAGTGGTGTTCAACATACCCTGCCGTCTCCGACCCGGTTCTACGCAAACCCCCGTCACCTAGCATCGAGCCAATGAGTATCGACAGAAGACGCGGGGGTAACGTTTCAGGTAAAGTGCGTCGGTCTGACTTGAGCAAAGTCGGGATGCCGTGCTCGGCTCTAAGCCGACTGATCTTCACCTGGTAGGTTGAAAACCGTTGTGCGATCTCGCCATCAGTCAGCCCCTCGACAACGTACAGTTGATACAGCTCGTCGGATGAAATGTCCAGCTTCATTCCAGTAGCACAAGCATAAACTAATCACAGGGCAACAGCAAGCACATGTTTACACGTGTGCAACATTCGCCTTCTTGGACCAAAAATGAACAAGGCCCGATTGGCGGAAACCAACCGGGCCTTGTTGGCTATCTAGCCTATTTAGGCTCAGAAGCGCTGGACAACGAGACGCGTCAGACCACGGGGGTTGAACGCTCCGATACCCACGTTCTCGAACACGCTGAAGCCGATCGTGCGGGCCTTGGGGTCATCGGCGCTGAGCACCGTAAGCTCCGTGCGAACGGGGAAGCGTCCGAAGTTCTCCGGCTCCGCGCAGACGTAACAGAAGCCGACCGGGACGAGGCGGCTCGTGATGATCTGCGCGCCCCAGAGGACGGCCTGGAGGCCCGTCTTGAGGAGGGTTGCCTGGCTCTCGATGTCCAGGATGTCGCGGCCGAACTTGCGGATGTCCGCGTAGTCGACAGCGTTCATGTAGATGCGCGCGACCCGGAGGTCGTGACGTTCGATCTCCGCGAACGCATCCGCGAGGACCGACGGCGAGATCGGTGCCACGACGGCAACGTCGGGGTTCGTCTGGCCGGGGAGCGTGTCGAAGCCCGAGACAGCGATGCTGTCCAGAACCGCGAAGACGCGCTCGTCCTCCGCTGCCTGAATCTGCGCCTTGGCGAGATCCTGACTGCGCTCGATGAGGTCGAAGCGACGCTCCTTGATCTGCGTGAGCGGGATCTCCGGGTTCGAGGCGATCTCGAACAGCGGGAAGATCACGCGGCGAGGCTTCTGAATCGCCAGGATGTTCTGGCCTTCCTCGCCGACCACGAACGCCGTAACGTCCGGGTCCTTGTCGTAGATCGGGAGCGCACCGTCGGGGAGCGCCTCCACGAGGAACGTCTTGCGGCCAACGGCCGTGTAGTCACGGCGGAGGCGGAGGGGTTGGATCATCGAGGCGGCGAGCTTCGTACGGCCTGCGGCCGTCTTGATGTACTCGCTGATGATCTGCTGCTTGACATCGTTGGACACTTGTTGGGTTATCATGACTCTTTGCCCTTATCCTTTCTGAACTTGCGGGTTCGGGCCGAGGTCAGACCCGGAGGTCCACGACGAGGAGGCCGTTGTTCGCGTCGGGCGCGACCTTCACGACACCCATGAGGGTCACGAACTTGACATCGTTCTGACCCGAGACGTTGTACTCGTACGCGTCAGCAAGGTTGTTCGTGAGCAGACCGTTGACCGAGGCGTAGACTTTGTCACCGGGCTGGTACGTGATGGCGTTGCTGTTCGCGATCTGGTTCTTCGTCTCGTAGAGAGACACGCCGAGGGTCGAGCCCGTGCCATGCGCGTACGTGCCGCGTGAGCTGGCGACGCCAGGGGTGTTCTCGAACGCGTTGCCGTTCGCGTCGTTCAGGAAGATGCCGAGCGGCTTGATGCGAGCATCGTACGCCGACGCCACCTGGACCGGACCGCCGTGGAACCCGTTCCCGTAGTCGTAGCGCGTGAACGCTACGGTCCCGCCGAGAACGCCGACGCGGGTGATGCCCGCGAGGGTAGTGGACTTGTTGGCCGAGTTGGTGACGATCGGGGGGTTGGCTTGCGTGAACGCATCCGGCGTCAGAACACCAAAGGTGTTGCGGCTGACGACATAGAAGAGCTGCACGCGACCGCTGGTCTCCCTGAAGTCACCCGAGCTTTGGCCGCCGAGGGGATTTGCCATTTTCGTGATCTCCTGCTTGCGTTTGCTGGGGTGGCTAACGATTCAATCTGATTCAGGCGCCAGTCCAGGCGTTGGTCCGATGAGGGGAGAGGCTAGTGCGGACTTTTCAGTCGGCGATGCCTCTCCCCTCTAAATCCTCACTTGATTCCGAACGCGTCCCGGACATCCGGGGCCGAAGTCCAGAGCGAGGCGAGCTTGTCGACATCGCCCGAGGCCGAAGCCCCAACGCCGACGGTGCCGCCGATCTTGCTGACGCCCACCGACGGCTTGGTGCCGAGCGTGCGCGTGGAAGCCGTCCGAACCGACGCTTGCTTACCCTGTTGAGCGTCCTGCGCGGCCTGGGCCTCTTCGTTGGCGAAGAGCGTTTTGAGGACATCGTCCTCGGAACCGAAAACCACCTCACCGACATCCATCGGCGCGGGATCGAGCTGAATGTCCATGTCACCGTCGAGATCCGCCGGCATGCCGAGCAGCTCGTCGAGAACCATGTCATCCGCCTGCTGCTGCATCGGTTGCTGAGCGGGTGCCTGCGCCTGCTGCTGCATCGGTTGCTGTTGCTGTGCCTGCATCGTCTGCTGCATCATCTGAGCGATGGCTGCCTGAAGACCCTGCATGTCGCCCGCCTGCATCGCTTGCTGGAGAGCCTGCACACACTGCTGGTTGGCTTGTTTGTCCTGAACCTGCTGCGCGTCCTGTTGGTTCGCGTGCTTGGTCTTGGCCTGCTTGGCCTGCTCCTGGTCCTGGGCCTGCTCCTGGTCCTGGGCCTGCTTGGCCTGAGCCTGGTCGCCGCCCTCTTCCTTCTTCTTGGCCGCAGCCTCTTCCTTCTTCTTCTCCGCGTTCTCACGGAACTGCGGAGGCATCTCACCGGCTTGCTTGTCCTGCGCCTGAGCCTGAGCCTGCTCGTCGTTCTGATCTTCCGCGAGGCGCGAGAAAGTCTCGATGAGGGCCTGATCCGGAACGTACATGAGGGCAAGGGCCTGATCCTCGACACTGGCCTCGGTGGCCTTGCTGCCGAGCATCATGCGGGCGACGCGAACCGTGAGGTCCGCCTTCTTGATGAGAAGAGCCTCGTCAAGGGTCGCCGTCTTCTCCGGGTGGTTGTAGGTCTCCGGACGCATCTCGGGCATGCCGATCTCGTTCCGGGCAACCTCACCACCCTTGTACTCGGTCTCCCAACGGTTCTCCTTGTTCACGTCTTCCGCGAACTCGGAGGGGTCGCCGATCACGTAGTCATCAGCCTTCGGCTGCTGTTTCACGTGATCCTGATTCATCAGGTAGGGATCTGCTTGCTTCGGCATCGAAGCCCGCTTGGCGATCTCCGCCTCATTCCAAGTGGTGCGCACGCGCATGATTAGGTCACCCTTCCTCGCATTTGGAGTCCATATAGAAAGAACCTTCACGATGTCCCGAGAGCATAGAGACGACCCTTTGCGATCAGGGTGGCACCCTCAGATTTCGTAAGGTCCCGACCCATTGCCTGGCGGCAGGCGCTGAGATACGCGGCGACGTTACGGAAGTGGCTCAGTCCACCCACTGCAACGACGACCGAGTAAATCCGCCCCTCGCCCGCCATCGAGGAACGCCGCGTCGCGAAATCGAGAACGCGGGATACAGCGAGGATCTCCTTCCCAGTGAAGGAGCGCGACGCCTGTATCGACTTCCATCCCCCTGACCGATACATGATCAGACCAAGGAGAACCTTCTTTGCGGCTTCCGCATCACCAGTCATCGCAATGACTGAGCGAGCAATCCCGCGCCAATGCGGGTAGCGGAGCGCCGACTTGATGATAGAGTCGTTCTCGTGGAGTTCGCCCGCAGGCTTGGGCAGTTTTGCTGCCTCGCCCTTGCCGATCTCACCACGAACCTTCTCCAGCGCACGCTCACGGATCGCATCCGCAATATCGTTGACGACCTTCTCCAACGGATCTGCGTCGTCCTTCTTGTCGGTCCCCTTGTCCCCACCACCACCTGAATCAGGGGTTCCGAAATCAAAGGGGTCCTGCGCGATCTTGGATCCCTCGGTGTCGATGGATCCACCGAGTTCAAAGCCACGTACCTTGAGGAACTGGCCCGATTGCATGAGAGTCGCGACCTTCTGGATCATCCCAGGATCGATGTCCTGGTTGTTTGCGTTCAGCCCATTGGAGAGGATGCTCGCCATCTTGCGGGCGTCTTCCGCCGAAAGGATGTTCCGGAGGACCGCACCCGTAAAGGCCGGGTTCGCGACCCAAGACGCCTCGATGAACTTGACCGAGCCAGGATCGCTCTTGTGCCCACACAACTCAGCGATCTTCCGCTCCTTACCGAAGTCGTCGTAGAACTTCGACCCCTTGAAGTAGCGGATGTGCGGACAGAGCTGGCTTTCGTCTTCGGCGACATTGCCGCAACGGGTGCACTGAGTGAACGTGACCGTGCAGTTATGGACGGCCACACCCTCGACGACGTAGGAGTGGTCCTCGTCGACTTCCATGTCATGGACCTCACCCTGGTACGACATCGATTCGATGCTTGTGACAGGAAAGACTACTATATCATCCAGAACACGGAGATGTGCCTCGGTAGCAGCCTGATCCTCAAACGCCTTTCTGCAATGTTCGCCGAGCTTTTTGAGCTGACGTGCACCGATCACGAGATTGAAAGAAGCAAGCTTTCCTGTCTCGGGGTGTCGAATAGAGACACCGCCATTGACGGCTTCACTAACCTCTACGGTCTGTCCTCCAAATCGACATTCGATTCGAGTGAACACGCCGATGCGAGTGAGAATGGCGTGCATCTGGCACGCAAGGTTGTAGGAAGTCGTCGCCCCAGACAGATTACGACTGCCCCCTCTTGTTCTAACAGAGCGCCCTCCGTCCCCATCCAACCAACCCCCAACAAGTTGTCGTTGGATTTCTACAGGCCATGTGAAAGCTTCGAAAGATAGTCGTTTGGTCGAAGCGTACTCACCCCCATGGCATTTGAACCACTCCGCTACGTCTCGACGGTGTGCGTGGACAGTGCAAGTTGAGCGATCTTCTCGCTCCTGTACCCAAGCGGCTACGTCAAATTCTTGGGCGAGAAGTTCAACAACTTCTTGAGCAAAGGTGTTTCGTTCTGCCAAAGAAAAGTTGAACTGGACCTCTGTGATCTCGCCTTTGCGCTTAAGGAAAGACCCCTCTGCGACAAAGAAGCCGAGGAGACGAGCTTTTCCAGGGGATACCTGGTCAATGTACTCGAACTCGTTCCCAATCCTTGGGAAACAGAGGTAGTCGCCGATCTTTAGCTCATCGGCACGAACTTCCTCAAGTGTGTAACCACGGATACTGGCTTTACGAGCGAGACGCTCCCGCGCCTCGTCGAGAGAGTAGGTGTTGTTGGGGTTAAAGACCCTCTTGTCATGCCCTACCTTGTATCGCTTAGAGATACGTCGGAGAGCGGATCGATCATCCTTCTTGAGTTCTTCACCACAACCGCAAGCGCAGTGTGTCTTTGCACGCAAGACAAAGAAGGGGTGATTTTCCGTCGCCGTAATGCGCGACGGAATACCAACAGCATCAATCTTACGAAGGTTCCAACGCCCGATACGAATTTGCTTGTTCAGTACCTCACGGGTACGGCCCTTGTGCGTCAGAACCATATCCCCAGGTGCAACATCTTCGATAGCGACCCTAGTGCCATCGGCCATCGTGACCTGGGTGCCCGGCAAAAAGCAACCCATGGACAGCGTCTTGAGCTGGCCACTGCTGATAGCGGCAACGAGAGGACGGTACTTTCGCTGCGTCGCAACGAGGATGTCCACGTAGAGCGAATCACCGATGTCTCGGGCCGCTGCGTCGATGATCTTGCCCTTTGACATCTCCTTGATCTGAAGATGCTCGACGTAGTTCTCGCCGCCGACGAAGGTCCGGTAACACTGCTGCAAGAGCGGCCGGTCCCACGCATCGTGGTTGTTGTTGACGAATTTGGTCGTCGTGGGCGTGATGAGATAGTTCGAGAACCGACGGTCAATCTGAAAACCGTCGACAATCGATTTCCCAAGGTTCCCGGGCCCGTCCTCCGTGTCGACCGAAGCAACGATGGTGCAGTGGCTTAGAAGCCACTCGTCCGGATCGTAGTCCTTGAAGACCACCTTCGACGCGGTCCGAGCGTTGAACGAAGCCTCCTTCGCACGCACGTCTTCCCAGCCGTCGAACGTGATGTTCGGCTGCACAACTTTGGAGTGCGCGTACTTGACGAAGGCCATCAGTTCACCTCTACGAGTGAGGACAGAGGTACCATCACAGGTTGCTCGTCACCGTCGAGGAGTACACTCGCGTTGCTCCCATGGACGGCCGTGACGATCCCCGATCGTCCCGCGGACTCCACACGATCACCACGCGAGAACGACTGCTTCCCAAGCGCTGGCTCGAATGTCGTCACGGGCGCGGCGCTGCCAAACTTCATGAATGCCATGGCGCCTCACCACACAACCGGCGAACCTGTCGGCCCAAGAAGGTGCTCCTCCTTGATCAGGAAGAGATCCTTGGGACACGCGAACAGACGCACGCGGTTGCCTTCATGCATCTTGTAGGTCGCCCGTCGCATCCCCGTGCCGCAGCGGGGGCATGCGGGCTTGCGAGAAGCTGCCTCTTGTTGCGAAACTCGGTACTGGCGGTTCTGAGCAACCCAGTAAGCAGCCGCCTTCGTGTTGAGAGCTGACTGGATCCGAAGCTCCACGAGATTGCGTGCAACCCGGTAGAACTTCAGCACCTCATCTCGAAGCACTTCGTCGGAGTACATCGAAGCGTGTCGCTTCCAAACCTCGTCGTAAGCCTGGACCTCGTTGAGGCCCTTGCTCCAGAGGTAGGCAACCTCACGGTGGAAGCTCGGGGGAACCTCCACCGTGCGCCAGATGCCTTGGACCGCCGCCTTGCGTGCCTTCATAACCTCGATCGTCTGGAATGACGTATCGAGGGACGACGGTAGGTACCGCACGAGTTCAGGGTTGGTGCGGACCAGCTCGTCAGACGAAACACGCTCGTTGCCGTGGGGCCACTGAACATCACAGAACCCCGTGCCGCGGTGAACCGCAGTGACACGGCCCACGAAAGGAGACATCGCCACGTACGCGGGGAAATACCGCTGGACGATGTCCCCCTCCTTGAAGTCCTTCGTGATCTGTTGATAGTCGATTCCCACGGCCGCCCTCCATCACCAAGGATTGACGTGAACCGGACCGCCGCCGAAACGACGATCCGACTCCGTCAGGGCGCGAGGGGCTTGCCAGTCGTGCTCTTGCCCGACTGAACCGCCGAGGACTGATCGTCGCCGTACGCCTTCATGTACTTCTCGTCACCCTCGGTCTGAACCGGAGCCATCGGGTTCGCGAAGGTTTTCATGTACTTCTCGTCGGCGTCCTGCTGAACGACCTTGGCCGTCTTCGACGTGACGAGTTCAGCCTGGCGAGCCTGGAACGAGTCGTCGCCGAAAGCGACCTTCTCGATGTCGTCCGCCGTTGCGTCCACGGCGTTGACGATTGCCTTGGCAGCATCGAAGGGCATCCCCCACGACTGGTAGTTGCTCTGGATGGTCTCGGCGACCTTGTCGAGGCGCTCCAGCACCTTGTTGGCGTCCTCGGCTGCAAACTTGGGCATTCTCATGGTGTCTCCTGTGGCATCAAGGCGACCCTTCGGACGCCAGTTCCTTGGAACGGGTTGTGGTCACCCGACTTGCTTGAGGATCTGAAGAACGGGGAGAAGCGGCGCGCGGAGCTTGGGGTTCTGCGCGACAGCCTGGACCAGCGACGCACGAAGGGCGCGGTAAGCCGCCGCCTGTTTCTGCTGGCCATCGCCCTGAGCCTGCCCCTGCTGCTGACCGCTCTGTTCTTGCTGCTGGCCCTGGTCTTGTGCCTGTTGCTGGCCACCCTGAGCCTGCTCTTGCTGCTGACCGCCCTCTTGCTGCTCATCCGCAGCGAGGCGGGCCGAAAGCTCGACGAGGTCGTACGCGATCTCCGGGTGCGTAGATGCGATCCGCGTGGCGTACGAGCGAAGTTCAACCGAACCCTTCATGGTGTTCCCCTTGTTCGTGGAATTAGAAACCGCATTGCGCGTCATCGCGGTCGTCTCGATTTCGCCAGCCCCATAAGGAGAACTTGCAGAAACAGGCGTGTTTGCCTCACGGACCGTGAGCAACGTGCCCTTGTCGCCGACGCCCGCAAGCTGTCGAAGGAGGTCGTCGTACACCGTCGGTGCAATCGCACCAGCGTACCGCCCATCCTCACAAGTCCGGATCGCCAAGTCCAACGCAGCCCGAAGCTGTGTGTCCCGGACCACACCTTCCACGTTCTTGGCGAGCACCGGGGCGCGAAGCCATGCCCTGGCGCTCTTCAGGATGGTCTTGAAGTCCGCATCACCAAGGTCCCTCGCGTGGGCTTGCGACCAATCGGCATAAACAGCAGGCCCCTTCTCCTTCGAGTAGGGGTCAACTCCGTGGTAGAGAGCGTGGCGCTGCGTATAGGGGCGACCCATCGATCCGCCGGTGTGATAAGAAGAATACGTATAAGCGAGCTTGCCCGCAGGGATGCCCAACAGACGTAGCTGTTCTTCCGCCGGCGTCTCCCGATGCTGTGGTGCCTCGTTTTTGCTCGCCGGCGTCCTGTACGGCACATCCGGCGGGGCCATTCGCTCTCGACGGCGCTCTTCCTCCTCCCGTTCGTAGTCGGCGATCTCCTCCCGGACCTTCGCTCCCTTCTCGGGAGCCAACGTGTCCAGGTAGGAGAGAACGCGGGAACGCACGGCGGCCCCAACGTTCATCACGCTGTCCGATCCATAGATCCTCTCGTCCTTATCAGCCAAGTTTTGACTGACATCGATCAGGGCACGAGAGATTTCCAAGGGGTAACTGCGCTCGGATATGTTGTTCTCGTCGAAGAGCTGATCCAGCGCGTCGAGGTAGTCCAAACCCTGAAGGTACCCAACCGCAACCCTCCTCGCCGACGGGTGCTTGAGAAGCTTGGACAGCATGTGCTTCGCATCGCTCGGGCTGACCCTCTCGGGCGACTGCTGCGACACCAAGTGGTCGAACAGCTTACCTGCTTCTCGACGAGCCTCTTCGGGGTCATGCGACCCGGAGAGGAGGTTCTTGGCAAGCGCTTGAGACAGGTCGGGAGGAGCCCCGTCTCTGGTAAGGGCTTTTCCGAGCCGTGTCGCTGTCGCCAAGCTGAGAGCCACCGTTCGTGCCTGGTGTTTGTTCAAGGCCACGGACTGCACTTCGGGTGACAACTGCGCGAACGGCTTCTCGACCCCGTCCGAGTCTTTCCACTTTTCGGGCGGAGGAACCTCCGACGGGTCCGTCTGATAGAACTTGCTGCCGTGCGCGACGATGTCGTCCAGAGACGGGGTCGATGGGTCGTTCTTCAACGCCATGAACGTCGCGAACGCGTCTGGAATGTCGTCCGGGTGAAGGCTTGTGAAGCGACCCAACGCGCGAATGACATCCGGTGTCCGGTCCGCCTGCGGGAGCTGATCCAACAAGGTCGCTGTGACACGCCCTGGTTCCTTGGGATCGAATTCACGTCGCCCGGGGAATCCACCACGAGGCTTGTCGCCCTTTGGCTTCTTCGGCTTCTCCTCTTTGGGCTTGTCGCCTTTCGGCTTCTCCCCCTTGGATTGCTCAGTCGGAGTACCCTTACCCTCCTCAGGAGCCGGAGCAGGTGCATCCTTACCCTCCTCAGGAGCGCCTTTGGCCTCGGGGGCTTCGGCCTTGAACAAGTCCGGGCGTGCTTGGACAGCTCGACGCAGATCGGCGATCGTGTGCATGCCCTTCGGGAGCTTCCCCTTGAGCTTGGGGAGCAGCTTTTCGATCTGAAGGGCCTCCTCGTCGACCTTTTCTTTCTTGCGAAGGGTGAGGATCTGCTTTGCCAGATCCGATGTCGACTCGTCGCTGGAAAACGTGTCGGTCAGGTCTTTCACCAAATCAGTCGTGAGGTGGTGAAAGAGAGCGCCACCGTGAAGGTGTCCTCGCTCCTCTTGGTCGAAACGCTCCATCAGGCGCGCCTGCTCCTTCGGGGGCAGCGCCTCGAACGGTACCATCTTCTTGGTTTTGGGGTCGTTGAACTTGAGCGACGCACCCTCCCCGCGAGTCGTCGGGAGCTTCTGAGCGAACTCACCAAACTCCTTCTTGTGGGTCCGATACCGCTCCAACACCTTCTTCGCGATCGCCTTGTCGTCTTTCGGCTTGGGGGCGGAAGGCGGAGTCGTGGAAGGCCCCTTGGAAGAAGGCTTCTTTGAAGACGGGGGCTTGGACGACGGCGGACTCTTAGTCCCCTCGTTTTCCTTGTCCCATGCCTTGACCGACTTCAGGGAGTTGGCGATTTCACGCGCCTCCCCGTACGTGGTGGCATCAAACATGCCCTTCCACTCGTCATTCATCTCCAGATCGCCCGCAACGTTGGCGAAGGCATGTTTAGGGTCGGTCAGCATGTCGACCGCTCTCTGGAGCTTCTTCTTGTCTTTCCCCTTGAGCTTCTTCAGGAAGCCACGTGCCTTTTCGACGATCTCCGGACGAACGTCGGAGGGACCGTTCGCGGGGGCACCACCTGAAGTCGCAGGCTCCGATTCTGGGGTTGCACTTTCGGAGGACTCGCTCGAAACCTCGTCACTCTCGGGCTCACTCGGAGGTGTCTGTTCGGGCGTTTCAGAGGTGCCGGGGGAGGGTTGGGTCTCCGGCCCTTTGCTCCCCCCGTCCTTATCTTCTGCCGGGGCCTCGGGACGCTTCGTGTCTTCTTCCTTCTCGGGAAGCTCGTACTTGCCGGGTTCCTCGCGAAGGGTGTCTTCAGACACGTTGACGACACGACCGTCTTCCTTGCGAACCACAGTGACCATCTTGGCGTCCGTGGCCCGAACGAACCGTTGCAACACGCGCGACGAGACGCTGCCCCCGACGGACTTGAAGTTGAGCGACAAATCCTTGTCGCCCTTGAGATCGGGATCGCCGCTCGTATCCGGGTCACGCTCCTGAGTGCGCTCCCGACGGCTGTCATGTCGCGGGGGCTTCACCTTCGGGTTGTCGCGAACGAGCCGCTCCGCCTCTTCTTGTTCGCGCTCGTAGTTGGTCTTTGTCGCGAAACGGTGGTCCACGTCATGCCAACGGCATAAGTGAACCTGCGCCGAAGAAAAAACTCAACAACCGGAGCCAAGAGGGCCATGTGCTTGTTGAGGAGGCGTCATACCCAACACCAGAGACCCGATGTACCGTGCGTTCGCGCTCGTGAAGCTACTCGACGAACTTCCCCCGAAGTCCAGATCACGAAGTACGGGGGAGCCAGCAATCAACCCAGCGTGTAAAACCCCGGAAGCATTGAGAAAACGGCGGCTGAAGAGGCCGAAAGTGGTCTTCCCTCGCCGCCCCTTTGAAGTACCACCGTTCCTTCGCGACCTAACAAGCGATCCTGCTTGGTGGGCAGTGTAGCCCTACGATGAGGAACGAGGCTGGCTGACCCTCGCCGAGGAAAAGGATATCGTCCGAGCGCTTTTCCTCGCGAAGAGTGACCAGAGACTCGAAGGGGAGGGCGGCGCGGAGGGCTTCCCCGACGCCCTCTTCCCGATCCAACACCGCTACGACACCGCTACGACACCGACTACGTCGACCCCGGCGTTCTTAAGCGCCTTGATCGCCTTGAGCGAAGACCCTCCGGAGGTCACCACATCTTCGAGAAGGACCACCTTGTCCCACGAGCGTAGACGCCCTCCACGAGCTTCCCCGTCCCATGGTTCTTGGGCTCCTTCCAGACGTAGAGAACGGAGTACGAGGGTGTCGTCATAGGCACTCGACGCTCGTCCAGAGCCCGCACGGATTCCAGAGAAACGGCTGTCGCGAGAGGACAATCTCCGAGGGCCACCCCTGCCACGTGACTGATCCCCGCGCCGAACTGCGAAACTCGCGTGTATAGAGCCTGAGCTAGCTAATGCAACCCTCTCGGGTGGAGAGCAGCTCGGCGGATGTCGATGTAATGCATCGAGGTCTTGCCCGACGCCAAAATGAACAACTCTCCAGGCGGAGCGTGCAGAACGCATTTGTCACGTGCGGAGTGACACGAGGACGGTATCAGTGGTCATGGCCACTTCGTTACACCGACCGTCGGTGTAACTTGCTTGAGTCACCGCATGTTCCTGCGCTGGAAAACGCGAACACACCCGCCGCAGAGTCGGCCGACCAGGCTTTGCCCTCATGTGGGAGTGTCTTTTGTCAGCGTGACCCCAATCATATGCATCACCTATCGGGATGAAACGGGCCCGCGCCAAGACATCCTATGGCGACCGGGAGGGTCAATGCGCAAGTGCTGCCTCGACAACCCCATGGCGCGTGCCGCGTGGTGGGCGGACGTGAGTCAACGGTGGAAGACGATCCGTGCGGATATAGACCCGGAGATCGCCGCTGTTATCCTATCCCATAGGAAGCGATTTCAGCTCGAAATGGGGGTGATGATTGCCCCTCCGACCGCTGAAGAAAAGCGTCACTACCGTCGAATGCTTCGACGCAACATGTCCGTCCACATCCCTTCTTCAGAAGGCATTGTTGTAGACTTCAAGGTGTTGGGCCTGTCCTGGCCGTTCACCGAGGCACAGCTCAAGAGCGCCTTCCGGGACCGAGTCATCAAGGCACACCCCGATCACGGAGGCGACGATGCAACCTTCAAAGCACTCATGGACGCGTACGAGGCCGCAAAACGCAAACTAGGGACCCAAGCGGCGTAGGCCCCACATAGGCAGGACGAACCGAATCGTCCGAGAACGAAAATCGGGGATCTGAAGAGCACTTGTGTTGGGGCCGTACTCCCCTGCCAGCCCCCGCATGTGCCCGGCGAGGGCAAACCAGGAATCGCGGGACATCGGCGTAGTCCCCGATTCCCAGTCAAACACCTCTGGTTCAGACACTCCTAGAAACGTGGCGATTTCAGCGGTCGTCCAGGAAACTGCCTCGCGCATGAATCGAAAGGTAGCCCCATGAATCAAACCCATGTCCCCTAGATCGGCCGCAGCATGCCACCGGGCGAATTGCGTGTGTTGCGGTTGGAACAGAAGGGTTCCGTTTAGGGCGACTCTCGCCGGTAGAGCGGCCACGAACACGATACCCGTACCCTCAACGGGCATCGTGTAGTCCGCGATGATCTCAGGCAGCTCTTGCCCGGGAGGGCAGCCGTCGCTCATACGGGCGCCCGTTCGTTGACAAATGCCTCACGGATTCGAGCTTCGATCAACGGGCCAAACATCCTATTCACCAGCTCCGCGAGCGGGACCACCCACGACATCCGCATCTCGTATGCGTACCGCATGTCACCGTTCCGGTCTCGCTCCTCGCTTTTCTTGAACTGCATCTGACCACCAAGGACGCGCCCCACCATCACCGGCTGCATACCCTCACTCTTGATCGAGCCCCCAACCTTCCCGCCCCACAACCGAAATCGGACGGACAGGATGCCATCCACTAGCTCAGGGTAAAAAACGATGGGGTCTAAAGAGCCCTGGATCTTCGCAGCCCGAAGTACCTCGGCCATGTGCTTTGAGAGGAGTGGCCTGTCCAGCACGTCCTCAAAACCTCGCGCCTCCCCCCGGTCATAGAGGGCGACTATTTCAGCACGTGTCTTAGCCCCGGTCCGAGTTGCACTCGCCTGCGGGTCTCCGGCAAGTACAGCCCGGGCAATGCTGCGCGCGGCGTGCTCGCCCAGTAACCCATCGAGCACGTCTAGCTTCCGTGTCCGCATGAGTTCATCGAAGGCTCGAACGAGAAATGGGCTCATCGGCAGCTTCGACGAAACTGCGACCACGTAACGAGTAGCAACCGTCCGAGGAAGGCTCACATCGAGCATGGGCCACAAGAAGGCTAGGAAGCCCCCATGCGAGCGCCGGTCAATCGAAGGCACGCCCCACCCTGCCCCTTCCGCAGCACGATGACCCAAATGGCGCCCCCATGCGTGACAACCGGGTCGGCTTGACTTGCAGGTTGAAACAACACTGAAGGAAGGCTGTCCCGTATGTGGTGCAGCTCTTCGAGCAATGCTGGCCGAGGATGAACCACGGCACGAACCCCTGCCTCTCGGCAGTAAAGGATAGCGACGAGATCGTTCGACGCACTTTCCTCGCGCGCCTTACGCCAGGCGTCCCATATGATCTGATGATGAGCGGAGACGAGGACCACCGCGTACTGCTCCTCCATGAGGGAACCCTCCCCTGATTAGGGGGTTCAAATAGATCCCTCGATTTCGTCACACTCAACGCGCAGATCGGCGAGCTACGTCCCTTCGGAACGTACCTTTGACCGGGTCGATCGTATACACACCTCGATAAAAGGGTCTGGGTCTCCCTGAGCACCTCCGGGGTACCAGAGAACCTGCATCACTTTGTAGTTGGAGCAGCCCTCTTGGTTGTAGAGAACCACGGTCTCCCCAACTCTCGGAACAGCGCCCAAGCTCTGTTTCTTGATGACGCGACTATCGACCGTGAATCGTACTTCGATCACGTAGAGCCTCACGTTAGCGAACCCATGAATGGGGAAACGGCGCCGAGGCCGAAGCCACGACGCCGTTTCCGGGCGCCACTTCTGATCTAGATCAGGCGGTGCCGATCTGAGCGCGGAGGTTGAACGTGACCACGATGTAGAGCAGCGGGAAGATCGGCTGGTAAGCCGCCTCGAACTGCATGACCGTCTGATCCGACGAGTCGACCGAGGCCGTAACACCCGTGAAGGCGCCGATGATTTCCGCCTGAATGAGCTGCTTGAGCATCGCCGTCATGGCGACCTCAACCTCATTCGTGCGGCTGGCGAGGAACTTCGAACCGACGAACGCGTCCAGCGTGGTGCGGGACTGCTGTTGCACGAAGTCTGCGATCTGCGTAACCGTTGGGAGCCGCGTGAGCGGAGACTCCATACGGGTGGTGAAGCCCTGACGGATACGGATGACCGACTGGAGATCCTCCAGAACGACCACACCGGCAACCGCCACCTGGTTCGCCTCGACCGGATCGAGCACCCGCGGGATACGCGAGAAGCCGAGGATCCGACGACGCGTGTACGGCGTCGCCACGTCGACAGCGGGCGAAACAACCGCACCCGAGGCCGCTGCGGCGAAGAACGATCCGTCCACGAGCGTCTCGAAAGTCGTACCCTGCTCGTCCGTGAGCGGGATGACCCCGCTGTCCGGGTAGAACACGACCATGCGGTTCGAGTTCAGGGACCGAGCAACCGTCTGAGCTGAGGTCGGCGTCGTTCCGGATGCGAACCCAAGGAAGCCCATGCGCTCCGACTGGAAGCGGATGTTCGACATGGTTTCGCAGTGATTCGTCAGGAATGAGTAGACCGCGGTGCTCGTCGCCAGTGGGGCGATGATGTCCGGCCGGACGTTCCCGGGTAGCGGCTTCGACAGGTCAGCGATGGCTTGGTTGAAGGCCGTGTCCGTTGCCTGGTTCGTGTTCGGTGCCTTGAGAACCTGCTTGACCGCAACGAGGAGAGCCCCGTTGAGCACTGCCAGGTACGCACCGAGGGTCGCGCGGTTCTCTGCGCTCGTGCGGCCGAAGTTTGCCTCGATCGTCTTGAGCTGCTGGAAGATGCGCGTATCGAACTCCTGCTTCATGTAGCGGTAGCTCACGAAGTAGGTGTCGCCGTTAGCCGGCTCTAGGCCGCCAGGGTTGAAGGTCTGAAGCGTCGACACGTCGCCGAGGCCAACACCGAAGGTGTCGGAGACGATCGTTTCGAGGCCCGGGACCGCATACGTTGGGACCGCCGGGTTCACGTCGAAGGTCTGCGAGACCGACATCGTGAATGACCCGCTGCTCGTGTACGAGCCCGTCGAGGACGGCAGCACCGTGAACCGGAGGCCGGTCTGTGCGTCCGTGTACGTTTGCCCGGGGGCTCCCTTGCCGGCCGAGCCGTTCGCGTTGGTCGAAGAAACCGTGAAGTTGTCACGGGCGTCCTCGCCCACGTCACCATCAACGCCGGCCGTGATGTTGACCCCGGTCAGACGGTTGAACGCGCTCTGTGCGCTCGCCGTGAATGCCACGCTCGACCCCGTCGCACCCGTGGTCAACGACTCGATCGTGATGTACTTCTGGTCGTTGTACGTCGAGACGTACGCCACGCCGTCGTTCGTGAAGTTGGCCGTTGACATAAGGGCATCGACGACCTCTTGTGGGTCGACGAGCGTCTGCGTGACGAGCTGACCCTGCGTGAAGCCGAACAGAGTGTTCGCCGTGCCATTCCCCATGAGGATCTGGCTCTGAGCGTCGTTCGTCTGGCTCGTGAGCCGGATCTTGTTGAGGTTGTCGAGGGTGCCCACCGACGCCACACCCGAAAGGCCCGGGGTAGCGTTGATCGTGGTGACGACCGTGCTGGCCGCCACCGAGGTGCCCGCGATCGAGGTGAGAGACACCGTGTAGTCCACGCCGTTGACGCGGAACTGAAGGGAGTCGTTCACTCCTGCCACGATGTTGAAGGGGCCCGCGAAGGAACCAATCACCGTCGCCGGCTTGTTGATCGCTTTCGGCGTACCATTAGCGCGCTGGAACGTGGAGTACCCGATGAGGGCCTCTGCCGTTCCCTGACGAACGCGAACGTAGCTCTTGTGGTCGAAGCCGCCCGGGAGCGACGCCGGCGTCGAGAAGCTGCTGATCACGAAGAACACGTCGCCGCCGCTGATCTGGTAGGTCGCAGCGAGATTGTTCGGGCCAGGGCTGAAGGGAACGACCGCGTCGATTGCGCCGTTGATCGCCGAGACGATCGCAGCGGGGGTTTTCGTGCCGGTTCCGAGCGAGACGGCAACGTCAACACCATCAACAGTGATGTTGAAGGCGTTATTCGACGAGGAGAATGTCGTCGCCGACAGACCATCCGAAGAGACGTTACCACCGACGAGCTTGACCCGCTTGCTGACGAGGAAGCCCTTGGCCGCCGCATTCAGGTTCGAGGTGTAGTCCGTCCCGTTGAGCTTGGTGACCCAGTTGTTGGACGACGAGTAGAACGACCAGGGGCCCGCGCCCTTGTTCGTGTACACAGCGTTCGTAGCTGCGTCAGAACCAAAGGTGACGGTCACAGTCTCCGAGACCGGAGTCCCGGCGCCCGTGTGAAACGCATCCGGGATGGTCTCGACGCCGCGAGGCCACTGGACCGTCTCGGCGAGGCCCGTCTTCGTCCCGAACTTCACCTGGTAGAGGTTCTCGCCGTGGATCGTCGAGTAGACGTTGTACTGGCCAACACCCACCGCGCCCGGGGTCGAACAGGTCATGAGGTACGTGTCGTCCGCGACCTTGTTGTAGTAGAAGGTCGCGTACACGTTGTGATCCGGCGGAACCGGATTCTTCAGCGTGATCTTGCGAGCAGGGCCCTCCACCGCCACAACCGCCAGGACACCTCGGTTGAGAGCGTCACGGAGCGTGCGACCCGAGTACGCCCTCACGAGGTCAGGGCGGTTGTTGACGAGGTCGACACGGCCGTTCGTGACCGAATTGTACAGCTCGGTACCGAGAGTCGAGTTGCGTCCGTTACCAGCCGTCGGGACCTCAGGAAGGAGAAACTCCGTGTCCGACGTGCGCGCAGGGATGACCGAGGTGTCGACGACTCGGACGCAGTTCGCCAGGAACATCTGCTGATCAATCAGCGTCGGGATGATCTGGCGCTTGTCGAACGGCGTGGCCCCCACGGTCGTGCGGGTCGGCGACACCGAGAAGCCGGTGCCCCAGTTGATGATCGACACGTCCGGGGTCGGGTTCGAGATGACGAAGTCCTGACCCTGGATGTAGTCTGACCGCTGTGCCGAGATACCCGCGCGGATGACCGAAGTCACCATCGTGTTCGGCAAGTAGTCGAACGTGTCCTGCCACGTGTTCGAGTAATACTGAATCGTGACGACCGACCCAGCCGCAGGCGGCGAAGCCAGCGTCACGAGTCCGTTCGTCCCATCAACAGTGGTCGGAACGACCTGAACATTGTTGACCTTGACGACGCACTTGCTCGGGTCGGTCGTGATCACGCCGCCAGAGGAACCATCTACCATCGGGCGCTGGTAGACACGGAACACATTGTTCCGGGACGTTTGTGCGCCGTTGGTGAACCCGAGAGTCCCGTTCGCGTTCCCATCCCCAACGCGGAGGGAGACGGCCGAGTTAAACTGCACCCGGTTGAGGCCGTTGTTGTCGACGAACACCGAGGTCGTGAGACCCGGGATCAGAACGGCATCGATCTGGCTCTTGAGCTGCGCAGCCGTCGTCCCCGTGTTCGGGGTGAGCGGAATGCTGTACTTCGCACCGTCGACGAACAGGATGAACTTGTCCGTCGTATTGAACACGATGTTGTAGGGCTCAGCGGCAGGCGTCGTGAGCTGCGCTGTCGCAGTCGAGACCTGGCTCGACACGTTGTCTGTGAAGACGGTGTCGCCGCGGTGGAAGTTGTACGTGCAGCGAACTACGTCGGTCGGTTGCGTCGGGACCTGCAAGGTCACGAGACCCTTCGCACCCTGGACCGAGCTAACCGCCACCGGCAACCCATTGACGGTCACCATCACGTAGCGGATGTCGTTCGCCACACGGCCCGCCTCACCCGTCGTGATCGGGAAATTCCGGACTCGAAACTGAGTGCGTGTGCCGTCCTGCGCGCCGAGAACGAGGTTCTGAGGGTTCGTCGCGTCGACGACCCAAGCGAGCGAGACATCCTCCGCCGTGATCTTCTGATCGACGGTGGCACTGGATCCTCGCACCAGCTCTAGGTCGAGCGTTTCGAGTTCCTCCTGCCCCACGCCGATGATGACCGGCAGGCGAAGCCCGGCCACGACGTTGGAGACATTGGCTTCCGCCAGGGTGCGCACGTAGATGCCGGGCGGCGAGTAGCTGGTGAACGGTCCGAGGGCCATCCGAGTCTCCTATTGCGGGTCCAAAGGGTGCGATTCGATGCCCAACCATCTCCGCAATGAAGATGGGGTCCCTTGGGTCGTCCGATTCAGGATCTGGGTGCGATCTGGGTCTGATTTGGATTCGTATCTGGGGCTCGGTGTGCCGCCGCGCCTACCTGTCATGCGTAAACAAAAGAAGTAGCGAGCAACCTGAGCTAACCGCCTACCGGCCGGCTCTTAGCCTCTCTGACCTTGTTCAGGGCCTCGTGGGCCAATTTTCGACGTGCTTCCCTTCCTTGGGGCGACATCGGCCGGTATTCGACGTAGTCCGGGCCGTTAACCCGCATCAGAGCGTGGGTGCCGCCCTGCTTTCTGGCCTCGGCCTTCGCCTTCTCGCGCTCATTATAGTGGTTCCACCGTTCATCAGCGCTTCGTCCCACCGCCTTGTCGGCGGTGGGATAATCGTGATCGTGCACGCCGGAGTTTCCGGGTGCCCCTCCGCCCTGAGCAAACGAAAAACTGAAACCGTCGATCACTTGGGGCGCGTCGTCCCCACATGAGGGACATGCGTGAAGCGTGTTCTCCCCCATCTTGAGGAAACGCTCGAAGCGCACGGTGCAGGTCTCACATTCAAAAACGTACTTTGGCATGGGTTCGCTCCGATCTTATTTGATCCGCTCGAAGTCATTATTTCGCCCCGCCGCGATAGGCGACGTGGCAAAGAACAACGACGAGTCAACCGCTTCGATCGACGGTACCTCAGTCCCGTCGAGAGCGAGCTTCGTAGGCGTGACCTTGCTGATCGTGAGCGTCAACGGGATGTGGACCTCCCAATCAACCTGAAACTGCATCGACATCGAAGCCGTATACACAGGGATGTCCGCCGTCTCATCTTGTGCTTCCTCGGCCTCACCTCCCATCGAAACGTCGACGAGTTCGATGCCCTCGGAGGAAAGATGGGGACGACGCTCCGACCACATGTACATGGTCGACAGGTCCGCGATTTCCTCTGCTTGGTAAGGGTCGCCAGCGATCACATCAAGTTCGAAGGAGAGGTCAAAGCGACCACCGTAGGCGTTCGCTGTTGCGACACGATCGGGGTAAACCACGACCGCGACTTTATCGCCTTTTTGGGCTCGCTTCCCAAACGCCAGGACAACACCAGGCAACGTCGTCGAGTCCGATGTGTTCCACTGAAACGGAACCGGCCCTATGGATGGGACCGCGTAGCGGTAGTCCGCCGTTAGCTCAGTGTCCTCGTTGAACGTAGAAGACAGGGACACTGCCCCACTCTTGTAGTTGACCGAGTAGTCTCGGCCCTCCGTCAAAAGGTATCGACGGTTCTCCCAAATACGCAGCGTCTTACGGACAGGCACCTGTTGAAGCTGTGCGTCCGCCTCGATGCCCGACTCCAAACGCAGCAAGGCTTCATCCGAAACCGTGATCAACGGATCGATGACGTAGTAACCCTGTTCGCTTGCGTTGGTAGGGGCGCTGAGAATCTCGATGTAGTAGACGCCCGGCAATACCGGCATGCGATTGCCGTTACGTTGAACCGCGTCGAGATCCTCACGAACCCATTCCAAGGGGAACACCGCAGGGCCGACCTGAGCCAACATGACGTGGCTCTCGATCGTCCCCATGAAGTTGTCCGCAGAGAGCTGGACCTTGTTGGTGCTAGAACCCTTGACGACGATCGCGTACTGCGGCCGCTCCTTGAAGACGAACCTGTTCTGAATGTTCGGAGCGATCTTGTTGTAGACGGGGTGCCGCGAGAAGCAGTCCTGTAGCTCCAGAACGAGCCGACGCTTCATCGAGTTCACAAGGTTGTAGTACATATGGCACCCGTCCTATGAACTCGTCACTCTTCTTCCTGGGAAGATAGAACGAGAAGACCCTCGGCCACCGCCGTCATCGGATCCGTCGCGTGCCGCACCTCAGTGATTTCGATCGGGAAGCCACGCTTCTTGCGAGCGACCTCGAACTGCTCCTTGAAGAGGTCGAGAAAACCAGGCGCTCGCGTGGTACCACCCGAGACGACGAAGGGGATCGGGCCGGGCAGCTCGACGGACGACTGCACCTTCTTGAACTGCAAGGTGATGTTGTCGAGGCAGTAGTCGGCGAGGGTCCTGATGTAGAGCGCGATCGCCTCTTGCTCTCGGCCAACGGGCTTCAGTAGATCGACGCCCTTCTCCTTGATCGCGCACATGCGCGCGGCCGTGCTCCCAACGGCTTTCGCCGCGTGATGATCGATCCAGTCACCACCGCGCGCAACCGAGAAGGCCATGCCCTGCACCGTCTGGAACGACAATGCGACGTTGCACATACCGCTACCGAAGCTCACGGCGAGACCGGAGAAGCCTTCCTCCGCGCACTGCGAGTAGATGATGGCCATCGCCTCGTTCATCGGATGTGCGGTGTACCCATGCTCGGTAATGATCTTGCGGAAGATTTCCGTGTGGTAGACCACGTCTTGCTCCGGGTCATCGATCGGAGCTGCCGGCACGGAGTAGTAGCAGTGCTCGCCCGGGGCGAGCGGGTCACCGAGCACGTTGTGGACGAGGAGGCTCAGGATCTCTTGCGCATCCAGCTCTGAGGACGAGATCACGCCTCGTGCGAGGGGGCGGCGAACCTCCCTCTTGAAGAGGTTCGCCATCGTGAGGGCGCTATCACCAATGACAACGAGCTGGTTGCCCTTCTCGACGTAGCTGACCTTGGACATCTTCAGCGACTTCTTCGCTTCCGGGTCCAGATCCAGGAACGCGTCACGAACGCGCTTCGTCACAACCTTCCCAGCAAGCTGCCTCGCCGAGACGATGTTCATGGTGCCCACGTCGAGCCCGACTCCGGGCTGATTCTGCTCTGTCATGTGATCCTCATCCTGTTTTAAAGCCGCACGTCACTTCGACGTGCGGCGGTAGTCGTAGGACTTCGTTGTCGCCGTACGGTTCGCGACCTTCGATCGCTGGCCGAGGAGATACATGAAGCCCTCATGAGTGTCCGCAATCTCCTGGAGGAGGTTGTCGAGACCCGAAGGAAGCTGACCCGTGGTGGGCTTGTCACCCCCCGCTTGAAGCTGTGAACGGACCGTGTTGAGAAGCTCCAAGAAACGACGCTCCGCCTGATACGTTGCCTCAATCATCTGCTCCGGACCGCGTGAGGCACCCACGTAGAACGCCCTGACGAACTCACCGATCGCCGCCACCTGGATGGTCCCGTCAACCGATCCCTCGGATTCGATGAACACCGCCTTCTCAGCGAGCTTGTCGATCTGCCCGAGAGACTCGTTGTAAAGTCGTTCGAAAAGCTGGTGATCTGCGTAGAACGACTTCCCACGAGTCTGCCAGTGGTACGTCTGATGGATGAACGCTAGGGCTCGTAGCCCCGCAACCAGCGCCCCGAGCGGGGCCTCAGCAATGGTCCCCATCGGAGCCTCGCTTCCTTGCTTGGCAGACGCCTCGCGATCGAACGGGAGCCCCGGAAGGTACGGGGGCCCGTGACGGTACGCATTGTACGTCGTCGGATCCTGCCAGATGGCGTGGATCGCCTCTGCGCGACGCTGGTCAGAACCGCTCATTCACCGTCCTCGTTCTTCCAGTTCTTCGGCTTCGTCTCTGCGGGATTCACTGGGAAGTCGACCTTCCAAGCACCCTCAGAAGCAGGCTCTTCGCTCGCCTTCTTCTTGAGGTTGTGCGTGTACTCCAGGCTGCCGACCTCACCCGGCGTGGTCGTCTTGATCCGATGTGCCAACTCGAAGGGACCCACCCCCTCCTTTTGGAGCTTTTTGGCGTCCTTCGGATCGTAGCCGTGCTTGCTGAGAAGACCCTCCATCTCCTTCAGCTCTTCGGCCTCCCAAGGCTTGGCGGCGACCTTGGAGGTTTCCGTGTCCGCCGCTCCCTTGCCCTTCAGCTCCTTGGAGACCTCGGAGATCGTGCTCCTATCCGGCTTCGCCTGGAACACCTTGCCGGTGTATGGCGAGCGGACGGACATGAGCTTCTTCGGGAGATAAAAGTCCTTTCCGCTTTCGGGATCCGAGTAGCGGAAGAGGACCGGCGCCCCGGCAGCGGCCAACTTATCCTCGACGGTGACTACCTTGGACGCAAGCTTCCCTTGCTCCGGATGGAAGGCGGCGGCGCTATCGATCCGTGCTTGTTTCGCCTTTTCCTTGAGGTGCTTGCCCACGTCCGAGAGGGTGCTCTTCTCGGGCTTGGTCGTGAATGTCTTGCCCGTATAAGGCGAATGAAGCGTCAGTAGCTTCTCGGGCAGGTAGAACTCCCCACCCACAGGATCGACGTATTGCCACAGCCGGGGAGTGCCGCCGGTCGCCGGCGGGTCATCCGCGGCCGCAACCTTGTTCGTCACGTCTGCGGCATATGTGCTCAGTTGGGCTTGCAGGGGGTGCATGCAGTTCTCCTATCGGGCGTCAGCGTCAAAGACTTTATTGGGAATCCCCGCCCCCCTGCCGAAGACGGCGAAGGGCAGAAGCGGCACCTGAAACCGAGGAGCCTTCCGAAGCCTCCGTTTGCACATTCACGTGTGATTCCACGTCCTTCGGCTTGATGGCCGACGGGATGAACACGGGGGCATCGCCGTTGACCACGTCAGGCAAACCAGGGACAGCACCGGCGACGTTCGAGGGGGCTGTTGTCGAGACAGGCCGCTCCCGAAGCAATCGAACGGCTTCCGCGAGCTGCTTGCCTTGCTCCGCGAGCTGCCTCTGCTGCTCTGTAACGAGCGCAAAGAGCACCTCGTCCCGGCGTTCAACAGCAAGGGTGAGGGCCTTGTTGTGTTCCGTCAGAGCGTGCACGAGGGTCTCGGGTGCTTGATATACCGTCGGCTCCGGGGGTGGTGGGAGTGGCTCCGGAGGTTGGACGGGCATGAGCGCGCCCTTGTGAATCGCCGAAGGGTGGAATTGGAAGAGGGTGCGCTGTGAGATACCCCGCCAGAGGTCTTTGGACCGAAGCGCCTTCTCAGACGGGATGTGCACGACAACCCCGTGGGGTACGTCGATCCCGATGTCCGAGATGACGTACGTACCCATACGCACGTTCGTAACGATCACGTCGCTCATCGCTTCCGCCTACCCACTTTTGAGAGAGCCTCACGCACTTGGCGTCGAAGCTCCTCCTCTAGCTGCTCTTTGATGTGTTCCTTCGCCTGCGTCTTCGCCTTCTCCAAGTAGTTCGACGGCTGGCGGCCAGGGTGTACCCACTTACCATCGCGCATCGACTTCGGCGTGGCGCTACGGAAGATCAACTCCCCCGTCTCGGTGATGATCGGGATCGGGGCCTTGGCTTTGGTCAGCCAAGTCATTTGCATCTTCCGCTGCCCTTCGACCAAGGGCTTGAATGCCGGGTGGTTCGCGATGATGATCAGGCTCGACGGCCGCAGTTCCACCGTCACAGCCTGTGCCAGTGCCTTCTTTGCTCGCTCGGAGAACGCCGTCTGAAGGAGGTTGGACTTGATCCTCCGCATGACATCACGACGCAGCTTCTGAAGCACCTTGTCGGGGTCGACATCGGCAGCCTCGGCGATCGGCGCGAACGGCTTGTAGTAGATAGACCCAATCTTGATCATAGTTCAGTACTCGATGTCCCCCCAAACCGGCACGCGTCCCCGAAGCTCACGCTCATCCGGGATGTTCGGATTGTCTGTTGGCAGCGCCTCAGCCGCCTGCTCGGGACCGGCAGGGTTGTATGAGAGAGCCGAGAACCGATTCGGGTTATCGATCGGGACCTTGTAACGGATATCCACGGAGTCGATCGCCCCGATGTTGAAGTGTTGTTGGAGAAGGTTACCTCGGTTTGAAGGCATCCGAACGGGACCTATCGAGTAGCGCTCCCCGTTGATCTTCTGCACGAAGTCTCTCTGTGAAAGGAGAGGTACGGGACCCGTCCAGACTTCGTACTCATGGTTGGCGTAACGACCCCTATCGCTCTGTGCGATGCGCTTCTCGGCATCGTCAGGGGCGATCAGAATCGGGTAGGGGCCTTCGTAACCACCGAGGAACCCCGTACCGTAACACTTCAGGCAATCGTTCTGCGGCTGCCCATGAAGCTCGTCCGGTATACACGGGCAAGGGATTCCGGCGTTCTTGCGAAGGAACACCTGGACCCTCTCACCCCCTTGCTCAAGGATCCAACGGTTCCGGCGGATAGCCTCGCGCCAGATGTAGTCGAGCTTCTCGATCTCGTACGAGTTGGTGGCCGCTGCATTCTCCAGAGGCGTCTCGGCCGGGATGCGCTCCGACTCAGGGCACTTCGGGTCATTGGACACGCCAACGGTGACGATGCGATAGAACACGCGCTGCACGAGGTTCGTACGCAAGTACGAGCGCATCCGACGGTAGACACACATCACACGGCTCGACGGACCCGGAAGCACCGCAGCCGTGAGGCTCTGCGTACCTGCTTCCGGCAACTGCCTCGGGTCTAGCTCCACCTCACCAGAGAAACCCTGAACACGAAGCACCGTTGCTTCGACACCATCCACGAACACTCGAACATCCCACGGTTGGTCCGCCGGGATGTTCGAGGAGGCTTCCTTGACGATGGGGGAGTGCTGCGTTCGAAAGACGTACCGAGGTTGTCCCTGACCCGCAGCAACATGGTCTCCGCGGAGAATGAACTGCTCCGATACGTCTTCCTCGATGAGTTCGATGTCGGTGTGATCTCGCCAGAAGGTGGCCCCGACAGGCGCTTCAGTGATCCGTTCGTAGGGCCCAAACTCGGAGTCGAAGGAGCGATAGACGTGGACCCCGAGAATCGTGAAGCGACTGTTGAGCGCCAGTAGACAAGGGTTGTCCCACGTCAGATCGAACCCAGATGTGCTCGGGTTGCCGGTCAAAAACACGTTGAGCGGGGGCGCCGGCCAAGGCGCCCTTTGGATCTCCAGGATCGGCGTATTCCGGTCACGGTTCGTCGAGTACGGCATGGGGCCTCTCTCTAGGCCCTGAAAAGAGAAAGCTCGTCAGGGCTCCTGGCCAGGCCGCCGGATCACCGAGAGAGTGCCCGTCTCACGATCGATTTCCACCGGAGTGGACGGTGCGATCCCACGATCCATCAGGATCTTCTCAAAGAGACGTTGCTTCTCCTCCTCGATACGACGTGCCGAGACCAGGACCTTGACCTTGTCGTTCTCCAGATCCAGAAGCCGGGCTCCTAGTTCCATGTAGGCGTTATCCAGCTCGGTCATCCGGTTCAACTCGGCCGGGCTGACAGGGGTGTCGAGGGCGTTGCGCTTGGTGTGGGTCTCTTCAGCCATTCTGATCTCCATGTGATTCCGGGCACGGTACCGTGCCCATTATAGGCGAACACACAAGCAAAAGCTCAACGCATCGCTGCGATGCATCTAAGAAGCGCCTGAAAGAGACGCAGGGGAATTCCATGCTTCTCAACGAGTTTCTGCCGATCCAGCTCCTCCGCAGAGAAAGGGCAACTCGCGAGATGTCGGTCTTTTCGCTGCTGGCATTCTTCGCAACGATCCACCGGCGCTTTGTTGTTGAGCTGCAACTCTAGCGTCTTCTTGACGCGGATGATCTGGACATCTCGCGGGTGGCTGCGGTTCCGCCAAGGCGCGCACGTCTCCCTGTGATACTTCATCGTGCTGTACTTCAGGCACGTGAAGCCGCAGATACAGGGGTGTACCCTCGGGGCCATCACTCGTTGAGCGGTGACTCCACCTGGATGAAGGGGAACACCTTGAGTTGGTTCGACCAACCTAGGATCGCCTCTTTGACGTGATCCGCGAGTGCCTTCGCTTGGTCAGGGGTCATCCCCTCAGCGAAGCGCACGACGATCGACGGAAAGAACTCCTCGGCCGAAGCCTTCATTTCGAGCGAAGAAATGCAGCCGATCTGCTGATCGTCCACATAGACTTTGGCCGTGATTTGGGCGTTCGCGCCCGGGATGGCGTGCACGAATTCGTCGGAGCACTCGACCCGGATCATGAAACTGCGCTTTGGTTTCGTATCTGATTCCATCTGATTCATCTCCTTGTTACAGGGAGGCCTAAAAGTTTCTGAGGTGCTCAACCACTCTGGCACGAACACCTTCGGGATCCTTCTTGAACTCGGACTCCCAGACGACAAGACATGTCAGGCCAATCTCTGCGTACGATGAGATCAACTCCCCCTCGTGTTCAAAATTCGCCTTGCCTGTAAAGAACCTGGAGTGCCAGAAGTCACCAAACACCTCTACAATATGTGTCACCCCACACTTGGGTTCCTTCGAATCCGGACCCGGCAAGATGAAGTCCGGGTTCTTATGGTGCCCTAGACCGGGTAGCCACCGCCAGAAAGAACCATCCCCCGTGTAGAGAAGCTCGGGGTTGTGTTTACCAAATCGGCGCTCCAAGAGGTTCGGTCCGGGACGCCGCATTCGTTCAAGATGTGCCAGTGCGTACTCCTGATTCATCATCGGATGAGGGAAGCCGTACTTATCCGTGTTCGTCGCCCGCGCTTTCTCCTTCACGGACTCCGCTTGAATAGCGTACGGGAAGCCGTACTTATCCGTGTTCGTCGCCCGCGCTTTCTCCTTCACGGACTCCGCTTGGAAAACACAATCAACCCCATAACCAGCCCGCACCGTGTTCACCAAACGCGCGTAAATCTCTGGGTTTTGAAGAGGGTTGTCGACACCATACTTCGCCTGACAAGTGTCTCTTCGCTTGTCGAGGAACTCCGCCAACAAGAGAGGGTGCTCGGCTCCATACTTTCGCAGGAAGGTTGCAACGGCCTTATCCCAGAAGCCGTCAATCCGTGAGGGGTGATCGACACCATACCGTTCGACCAAGCTCGCCTTGACCTTCGTGCGTCCTTCCTCGGAAGAGAAGTAGTGGCTCCCGTAGTTCTCCACCATCGTTTCAAGCTGGCGCCGGCGAATCTCAGGGTGTTGACTGGTCCACTCCACACCCCATCGCTTCAGGTTAGTTTGACGCGCACGCTCGACGACCTCCGGCGAACATGAAGGAGCGACACCACCGTACCGTTCCTGGTTGGTGACCATGATCTTCTCACGAATCTCTGGAGCAGCGAGGCCCTCTTCCACCCCATATCGCTCTAGGTTAGTCGCGAGAGTTTTCGCTCTTATGACCGGACTTTGGTTCGGATTGTCGACCCCATACTTCGCTTGAAGCGTGGTGCGAATCTTAGCTTGCACTTCGGGCTTCGAGAACGGGTTCTCCGAGCCATAAAGAGGGCGTGCATTCGCTTTCGAAGCTTCGCGTACTCGCTCGTACAGCGTCGACCCCTTCGCGAAGACATTCTCTGCGCCGTACTTCTTTAAGAGGGTCTCCTTCCTGGCCTCCTCCGCCTCAAACACATGACGAGGGTTGGTCACCCCGTCCCCGTGATTCTTGCGAAGCGTTGTGGCCAAGCGAGCCATCTGCACTTGACCGCGGTCGCGCGACTTCCAGGTGTAGCAGCCCTGGCGGTGCCGTTTCATCTGCGTGGCGGAAGTGGACTCATGACCGCACAAGCAGGCGAGCGGCTTCTGCTCACCTAACTGGGCCTTCCAGCCTTCACACACAGCCTTGTGCCTGGAGTTGATGCTGTCGGACTTGGGGAAGTGGGCTCCGCAGAACTGACAATTGATGGGCATCGTCGGTAAAAACACCTTGACAGATTCCCTAATGGTTGTCAGTATAAAGAGGAAACCGCCTCCACTAAAAACCCACGAATTTTCTGGGTGACAAAACCCCCGCGCCCACGTACGGCCCGAACGCGCTTCGAATGCCCGTCCCGTACTTCGGCTGTTGAAGGCCCTTGATGATGTTGACCGTGGCCTTGGTCTTCTCTAGCTGCTTGTCGAACTGCTCGGACGTCGACTGAAAAGCCGCCTCATACTTCGACGCCTTGTCGATGTCCAAAGACACCCCACCAATCGAGTACGAGTTGTGTGCCAAAAGCCCATTCGAGAGGGCGAAGTTCTGCGGCCCGGGGACCGACAGATCGTACATGAACTCGCGCTCGGGGAGCACTGCGACCTCGGCAATCTGCCGGTAGCCAACGTGAAGACCACCATCACGCTTGAACACACTGACGATGGGATTGGAAGTCTGTAGGTCGCCCGCCTTGACCGGGAAGACCCGCCCCGGGCCGCCGTTCGTTCCGTGTGACGTGACACTGTAGAGGCTATGGTCCTCGGTGCAGATCACCGAAACAGAACCCCCCTTGTAGCCCGCGTGAAGGGGGCCGCCGAGGTGCTTGGTGGTGATCTTCAGGATCTTCTTCCCCTTGGCGTTGTGCCTCAGGACGTCCCCCACGTAGGCGAGGCAAGCGTCCTTCGTGTCTTCGTAGACAGAACGAACGCGTAGCTTACCCGACAAGAGGCAGCGTTGAATCTTCTTCGCCACCGTGTACTTCGGTGTGGCGCCGATGCGAAGGCCGTACAGCTCCTCCATGGAGATGTCGTAGTCGGTCCCATCAGGAAGAACGACCCGGACCTCTTGCTCGCCGGCGACCGAGAACTCGTCCGCGATCCAGTTGATCCGGACTGCTTGGAGGGCATGCATCATCGCGCCTGTCAGGAGAAGAGTGCGCCAGTTGGGTCGTTGCGCGACAAGGGTTTCGACGTTGGCGAAGGGCGTGGCAGGTGGCGCGGAGGAGATCATGTCGAGAGACCGCTCGATGAACTCCTTTAGCTCCCCGTCTTCCCAAATATACCCGAAGACTCGATTGAACTGCCGAACCGTCTCTTCATGGGCAGGCGGCCGGAAGTGGTAGTTGCGATCCGGGTTGTTGTCCCGGAGAAGGATGCGCAGACGGCGCATCAGGTCGGCTTCGGTTTGCGTGTAGCCCGGTGCGGCCAGGGTTTGCGAGGTGACCTTGTCAATCACCTCGAACTCCATCACGACCTGTTGAATAGGCGCTCCTACGGACTCCCTGAAAGTCCAGCGCAGGCGGTACACACCTAGGTTTGCGTCAAGGGGGATGAGCAGGCTCGCGTAATACTCACCGACGGCGGGGTTCGCCGGCATGCGGCGAGGGACTCCAACGAGCACCTCTTGGTGCGTCGTGAAATCGTAGATCGCGTAGCTGATCTCGGCAGCGTTAGTAGGCGTACCGGAAGCGCTCTCTAGGGTGAGGCAGAGATCATCGCGTCCAAGCGCCTGCCCACGGTAAAATGCAACACCCATCGCCCCTCACTCCCCAAGCCCGTTGACTTGTGTGTGTCGCAGAGCCGTTGAATATTGGCTCACGAGAGCCGAAGCGGCCATGTAGAGCGCATGAACGTCGCCGGGGACCGAAGCGAGATCCTCCCGCGAGAGAGCCCTCTTGTTCGCACGCTGGTACACGGTGTTCAGCTCGAAGTGTCGCTCAAAGACCGGCCGATACAGCTTCTCCTCAGACTGCCCAAGGGTGTGATACACCGATGACAAGTCGTCGAACATACCGGCGAGCTTGTGTGCCAACGATAACGCCCGGTCGAGGAACTCGAAGATTTTCTCGCCGAGCTTGTCCTCCGTCACCGCGCGAGCGTCCGGAGGAATCATCTCGATCTCCTCGTAGAACTGCTCCGCTCGATCGGCTAGCTTCGAGAGGTTCTCCACCATCCGACGAGCCTGCATAAGCGAACGGCCCTTGAAAAGGTCGTCGATAGCCAGGCTCGTTTTCTCCTTCGCCTTCGCGAAGCGAACCATGACGTTCCGGACCGTCAGAGCTTGCTGAAACGCTTCGACTTCACTGGCCATTCTCGTCTCCGTGCGATCCATCAGGTTGACAAGAAGAACCTTTGGTCGGACCCCCAACGCCCTGAAGGTCATGAGGCGCGTATTTCCGCCTACGAGTTGAAGGGACCCGTCCTGGCGTCGGACAACGATCGGTGCCGCCAGGTTCGCCCCAAGCACCTTCAAGATCGACCGGATGTCCTTGTCGTACAACCAAGCATGGTAGACAGCTTTCTCGATAGAATCGGTCTCCCACGAGTCGGTATTGGCCATCGTTGACCAAGAGGTGTCGTCGAGCGTCAGGAGCTTCCCCTCCGTCGCTGCCTTCCAGACGACGTCCAAGGCGGGCATCCCTACCATCTTGGCTGTCCGCTCGATTTCGGCGAACTCCTCCCCGAGGTCAGGCGCGCGCCACGTCGTAAGCGGCGCCTTTCGCCGTGCCTCGGCAATCTCCTCCGGGGTCGGAGCGACGAACTTCTTGTGGATGACATCGTACCGCTCGGGATTCCGCTTCAAGGAGGGGCGGTCGATCTCGAAGACCTTTCCAGTGGCCTTCTCGCGAACGAGGACATCCTCTGCCGCAGTCCTAATCTGACCAACCATACTTTTTCACCCTAGGAGTGCAATCCGTTGGCTCATTCGCCATAGCAGCGTCATGCACGCTGAAGCACGATCGCATCGTTTGCGTTGCTCCTCCGGCCGTCCGCTGCCACGACCAAACGATGACCCATTCGCCGGGCTGCCCCTCTTGCGCCGTCCACGGCGCATAGAACTCACCGACCTTGGAGGACGCAGCACATCGGCAGGACGCCCCCACTTGCTGCTCGTAACCGCCCTTCAACCGACGGTACAGCGTGTAGCAAACGCTATAAGGGGAGATAGGATTTACTCCCTCGCGGAATCGAACCCACAAGTCCCCGGGACCAAGCGTCTGACCCCAACGCATCGTCGCGTTGTCGTTCGTCTTGCAACGACAAGGAGACGGAGGACAAAGAGGCGCGAGATGCACGACCTCTACGTAGGCGGACACCGTGCCTTGGCCTTGGATGGCCATCGGAGCGCCAACGATCCCAAGGAACCCCATACCAGCCGAGTAGCCGTAGGCACGCGTCTGAATGATCGGGGTCGGCGGCGGAAGCACAGCCGCGCCGCTCGCGGTCCCGGCCCCATACTGCACAAAGGGGTCGGCCATCTCACCATGGCCAGCGGCATATCCCGAGAACAGGTAGACGTACGCCTCGGAGGACGAAACGGTCCCTTGCCCCGCAATTGGGGACCCGTAGAGCCAATGCGTGACCAGGGTCGTCGGTTCTGCAACGGACCCGACCCCGACAGCTACGCCGCCTCCGTAAACCGCGGGCATCACTGATCTCCGGCAATAGGGGTGGGGTGAATACGAGTTGACACACAATCAGCACAGCGATAGCACGTGTGTTTCCCATGAGAACCTACCCGAAGCTGGAGGTTCTCGATTCGATTGTCCGTTTTGTCGCCGTTGATGTGGTGAACCGTTTCATTAGCCAACAACGGGCGGTCAAGAGACCGAGCCATGACTAGACGATGCTCAAGGACATATACGTTCACCGTACGCATTGAAGAGTAGCGGTCTTCGGGTACTAAGCGAAGATGAACGTAACCCTCAACACTCACTCTACGACCACCTTTCCAATGACCATGGCGATCGCCTCGCGCATTCCTTGCAGTGACTCCCTTGTCTTGTAAGGCACGTCGTACAGGATTCTCCCCGACGTTTAGGTGAGAGCTGATTTGAGATATGCTCCAACCATCACCCCACAGGATCTACAACTCGCTCCGAGAACGAGGGATCTGTTCGGTATGGGGATGCCGGACCCCTAGGTCTGCGATTAACGTTGAGCCTACGTAAAGCGGTGCCAACGGCCGACACGGTACACCCGTAGCGCTTCGCTAGTTCCGCTATGGTGACACCCTGTTGGTACGCGGACATAAAATCCGCCTCCTCGGACGGTGGGTTTTGCGGCGTGCCGCGTTCGCCTCCTGTCTTGTCGCCATCAACTGATGATAGTGACAAGTCAAGTATTACGATTCGGCGACCGCTAGCTGCCCCACGGGGAAAATCATCTGGTCGTTGACCACGATGCTCCTCGGGGCGGAGAGGTTCGCGAAGTAGAGCATGTTCCCGGCGGTGGGCTGATCGAACAGCGCAAAGGCCACGACGGTGCCCCAGGACGCGGTAGCCAAGGGGAACGAGATCGCCCCCGTGTTCGTGCACGTCTGGCTAGCGGGCGATCCGAACGTGACCGTCTGGCGAACGTAGGCTCCGCCCGTGACCTCGGTCCCGCCACCGTTGGCCGTCGGGGCTACGGTGAAGAGCGCCACGTAGACTTGCGCTGGCGGTGTCCAGGAGATCGCGCGAAGGGACGAGTTGAGGACGACGTTGTTTAGGTAGTTGCTCTTCGGCATGGTCCTACCATTGAGGACCACAAATAGAACCCAAGAGTCTCGCTCAACAGGGCTTCACGGTCGATGCCTTCAAACCGCTCTCGCCAGCGACCGGGGCGGCGATGACATCGTAATCCTGCGCGGTGATCTGCTGTCCCGGAGCGTAGGTGACGAGAAGCCGCCAGTAGCCAATGGAGTGCGGACGAAACCGAACGCTGTAGCAGCCGGGTTGTCCAGGGATCTCGTGGAAGTAGACTTTTCCCGACACAACCTGAGAATCGGGCACAGAGGACCCATTCACGAGCGTCCAGGGCTGGGACTGGTTTTCGAAGAAGAGCTGATGGCTCACGAGCGTGGCGTTCAACCCCATGACGCGCGTGAAGCCATCAGGTTGGAAAAAGTCCGCCTGATCGAGCACGACTTGGTTGGCGTAGATTTGCCTTCCTCGGGTTGTAGACGGCACGGCTCACTGACCTCCGCGAACGGGCTGCAAGAACACGACGCCAAGGTTGATCGTCCCCAGCACCGGAGGGCCGGCGGAACGGATCGGCGGACGACGAGCAGGGAGAGTGGTCGACTGAGCTACGAGGTTCGCGGACAGGCTGAAACGCAGCCCTGCCAATCCCTCACACTCTGAACCTGCTTCGAGCGTCGCGCTCAAGTCGATCTTTGACATCTCAATCCTCGGTGATCTTCTCTTTGATCGGAACACCGATACGATACACCGGCTTGAGCGTGGGGTCGTACGTCGGAGTCGGGACAAAGGGCGTCTTTTCGAGCTTGACCGTATCAGGGTGACCACCAACTGAGGCGCTCCCGCCCGGCTGGGTGCTCGTACCAGATGCAGTAAGGGATTCGACGATCGTAGCCGTGTCGACAACGGGAACGGTGATTTCGTCCATGCCACCGTATGGGTCACCCCCAAAATCGTCGAGGCCAAGTCCCTCACTCATGTTTCACCTCACGACCGCCTACGAAGAGGCAGAATTTGGTAGTGGGCGGGCAGAGCCTCGGCTTCACTAGGGGCCGCAGCAACCAGAGGGAACTTGCGAGGCGGATTGAGTTTGTTCTGCGCATTGGCCGAAACCGTTGCGTCAGCGGACAACGTCTGCGACAGCGAGAACTTCTGAAGGAGCGTGAGAGCCGCAGAGGCGTCTCCACTCACGGAAGCGGCCAGCCCGAAGAGGACGGTCGACAGATCCGATTGAGCGGCCGCATCGCCGTTCACAGACGAAGCAAGAGACAACAGCGCAGTGATGTCAACTCCGGCCCCTGCGTCACCGCCCATGTTTACCGCGAGGGCAAACAGACCAGCAGCGTCGGAGGACGCGTCCGCCTCACCAGAGGCACTGGCTTCTACATCAACCTGCACCATCGAACCCCTCCGTCCCATTAAACCCGATTACCCCAAGGCCCGCGAGGGCCACGGGGTAGCGTGCACCTCGCTGCGACGCGCTCAGGTCTCGGTGATGACGAGAGCGTTGTCGGCAAAGCTCACTTGGTCGCCGGCACCGACAGTCTTCGACGCAGTGAGGTTTCCGAAGTAGAGCATGTTGCCGGCTGTCGAGGCGTCGAAGATCGCCATCGCGACAATCGTGCCCCAAGAGGTACCGGCAACCGGAAACGTCACGGCACCGTTGTTCTGACCCACACCGGCCGTGACTCCGGCCTCGAACGTGACGGCCATGCGTGTATACGCAGAGGGACCCGTCGGAACCTCGGTACCGCCACCCGCCGCCGTGGGGGCGACGGTGAAAAGAGCAACGTAGACCGTGACCGGCGACGTGAGTGCCGTGTTCCGCAGAACGTGGTCGATGATCGCGCTACGCAGATAGTTGCTCTTCGCGTTGGCCATTGGGTCCCTCTTCTCACAGACCTGCCGGTATAAAAGGAAGCGGGGTCATGTCGACGTAAGACGCTTCGCAATTCCCCATCGCTCCAAGTAATCGATCGCAGCCCTGAGGACGGCTACTTGATCTCTGGCGTACCCTAACACGAGGTTACAATTGCGGTGGATCAACCCACGCACGCATTTGCCGCACGACCTCTTACCCGTACAACAACTCCGGTCGTGATCGACGGTGACGGAATCACCGTCCTTGCCCTCGGACTTCATAGGCAGCCCACAGGCGGCACAACACCCAGCCTGCGCTTGCCACACAGCATCGAAGTCGATCCCATATTTTGTGCGTCTAGCACTTGCTCGGAACTCTTCTGGGTGACGAAGCTGCCAGGCGCGTGAAATCGCGGAGGCCCTGCCGGGGTTGGCTTTTCTCCAGGCGTTCGTACGTGCTGTGTACTTCTCGGGGTTCGCAGAGGCGCGAGCAACGTTCTCCCTGTTAATACAGGTCTTACATCGTGACCTTGTGCCGCCCGTCCGCGAGTCCTTGTGGAAGTCGGCCTGAGCGTTCTTGGGCTCTCCGCACTTCAGACATGTTTTGAGCATACAGCACTATGCATGTGGTGTGCTGCCAGATCAAACATTCATTGCATGTGGCAGATCGATTTAAGCGACTTGATCGCGTGTGCGTAAGGCTGCCCCGCGACCTTCCCTGAGTTGTTAAACCATGCGGCCTTCAACTCCGAGATGTTCGAGATGGTTGCGTCGAAGATGAAGTAGACGCGGCCCTCGAAACGCTCGTGCTTGAGAAGCTCGACACCAGCGGTCTGCAAGTACGCCGCGAAGTACAGATCCGGTGTGCTGAACTCTCCCGGACGAAGGGCAGGACCCTTGCCGTTCCCATTTCCGTTTGCCATCGTCTCATCCTCATCCCGACGCCTACGCGTCGAACATCGAACCTGTCAATCCAATATTCGGGTTTACATCCCACCCCTGAGAGGGTGAATCAGGGGTCCCCTGGAACGGGGACCCCTGGATAGGTCAGACGAGCGTGAAGACGTTCGAGGCCAGGCTCGTGTAGAGCACCTGGACCTTGTTGCCCGCCACGATGCCCGTCGTCAGCACCGCAGGGATGACGATGCTCGTGGCCGAGATCGTACCGCCGCCTGCCTCGATTGACGCCTGCTTCACCGTCTTGATGACGACGCCGGCCGCCGTAGTGAACTTCACCGTGACGAGACCAGGGGCCTCGGAACCGAGACCCGTACCCGTGAGGGTGATCTTGCCCGAGGTCGGCGTGTTGACTTGAGCGTTCGACAGCGTCGGGAGCGTCGCCGTGAACGTCGTCGAGCCATCATCCGCAAGGACAACAACCGCCGCGCCCGGAGTCAACGCCGGAAGCCGATTCGGATCCGGGTTGTACGAGGACGACCGAAGCTTGGCGAGGTTGCCCACCTGGAAGCTCTTGATTGCCACGTCCGTTTCGACGAACTGGGGCGCGATCGCATCCGCGATGCCAGCCACCTGTGCGTCCGTGAGGCCCGAGCCCACGTTCGTACGGATAGTTGCTGCCGACACGTCAACCGGACCACCGACGGGGTTAAGCGTCGTGATCACGGTCGCCGCCGTCGGGACAGTGAAGTTCGCACCACCGGCAGCGAGGCCGCCCGGAGTGTTGAACGTTGAACCGTTGCCCGTCGTGTCGTACGCAACGTACGAACCTGCACCCTTCGCCGTAGAGCGAAGAACGAGGCGCGCAGCGTTTGTCGGGGAGACGACCGCTTCAACACCCGAGCCCGCAAGGGCCGTCGTCACCGCGGCAGCCAGAGCCGCCACCGTTGCGTAGGTCCCCGTCGCAACGGTGTACGCGGTGAACGATGCAGCCGAGGAGGTCTTCACTCGGAGCGTCTGGTTGCCCGCATTAATCACCACTGAGAGCGAGATGTTGCCGGTGCCCGTGAGAGTGGCAGGAGCGTACGCCGAAAGTGCCGCGCCAACGCTGGTGGGCGTGGGGCGGGCGACGTAGCGCGTCTGACCCACAGGCTCGACCGGAACGTCGAGCTGGCTCGTCGGCTCCAGGTCTGCCAGAAAAACGGGACCAGGGAGGTCCCCTCGAATCACCGCGACGCGCATTTCAGACTCCCTTCCTCTTGGTTGCTTTCGGCCTCACCCTTTGAATCGAACCGACCCCTCCCGCTTTCGAGGCGTAGAAGCCGGAGGATGATGCCGTAATCTGTGTAGAAACCCGTGACCGACCGAAGAAACGCGAGCTGATCGATCTTCCAGACGTAGGAGGCGTGTCGGACGCGAAGCCGCATGCGGAGCATGAGCTTAACGATGAGATCCCCCTGAACAAGCGTCCGAAGCTCGCTGTCGGCTCCCTCAAGCCGACTGAAACGAATCTGCACATCCCGGAGAAGCGCCCGAGCCTGTGGGATATAGAGGAGGTCCGGAGGCCGCCACCGGAAGTCGATCCGGTGGACAGCGTAGTCCTCCTCTGCGAGGATCTCGGGCAGAAGCCGGTAGTGCACGATCTCATCAGGCCAGGGCAACCGTTCCCGAGTCCTGGTCGTCAGCGCGAACCTTGACCGAAGTCGTGGCAACAGCGACACCAGGTACGAGAGCTGCCGGGATGACGATGCTCGTGTTGCTGACCGTCCCGCCACCCGTGGTGATTTGGGATTGCGTGAGCGTCACCGCACCCGTACCTGTAAACGTCACCGTCGTGACATTCGGCGAGACCGAGAGCATGTTCGTGCCCGTGATCGTCACATCGCCTGCACCGGGCGTGTCGAGCACCGCGCTCGACACCGTCGGGGCCGACAAATCAGCCGCCGTGAGGCTCACGACCGTAATAAAACCGGCGTCCTTCAGCTTCTTGATCTTGCCCTTGCCTGCCGACCAGGTCACGCGAT